CGAATGTCCCTCAGAACCGATCTTGCCATGAAAAATGCGGAACGCCGAGGGTCTATGTGATCATCCGAGATGGAACACCTAACCTATCCGATATACTCGCCCTCTCCCCTCGATTTTTTCGGCGGTGATGAGCAGGCTCAACTTCTTCTTAAGCGCGCCCGAGATTGAGCCTCGGACGGTGTGAGATTGCCACTGCGTCGCCTCGACAATTTCAGCGACGGTAGCGCCTTCGGGACGCTGTAGCATGGCGATGATTTGCGCCTGCTTAGTTCCGGAACGCTGGATCGGCGGTTTCATGGCCGAAGCCTTATCGGCATTCTCGCTTACGGCGGCCACGGTTTTCTCCACCACCGGCTCGATCCCGATGGCCAGCAGCCCGGCGTCGGTGACCACCAGCGTGGTGCCATGGCCATCGCCAGTTTCTCGCCAGAGCGGTTCGCCCCGGCGCAGGTTGGCGTCGACCTCCTGCAGCCAGCCGTGCTCGATCATCTTGGTGACGGCCATCTTGGCCGCCGCACCTGCCAGCCCCTTGGGCAGCGGCAGGGCGATGTTTTCGGGGCGCTGGGCCCCGGCGCTGAGGATGATGGTCTGGGTTTCGGTGAGTTTGGTCATGGCGGGTTCCTCTATTGGTCGTGCGTGGCAAGGAAGGCGCTGATGCGCCACATCAGGTCGTTGTGGCCGTCGGCATCCGTGCCGATGATCACGTCGCCATCATCGTCGCGGTCCAGATCGGCGATCTCGCGCAGCAGGGCGATGGCCTCGTCGCAGGCGGCAAGGCGCTCGGCCTCCCACGCGGCAGTGAGGGAGGCCTGTTCGATCTGATGGCGCTGGGCGGGATCAAGCGGCATGTTCGCCCTCCTTGAAGGCGGCGTCGGTGATCTGGCGCAGCAGGCTGGCGTAATGGTTCAGGGTGCCGACATGGCCCCAGTTAATCTCGTCGGGGTGAGTCTCGAAATGGTCGTCGCTCAGGGCCTTCAGGCACTCCAGCATCGCGTCGATCTGGAACTTGGTGGTCATGAAGGCGTCGAGGGCTTTGGTATTGTCGGTCGCGCGGCGGGTGGCCATGGCGTGGTCTCCGGGGGTGAGTTGCATCGTTCTGGTGTAATCACCATCGCTCTGGCGGGGCGGCTAGTGTAGGTAAATCCAAGCAATATCAGTGCTTTCTGATTACACTCCGGGCGCGTCGGCCTGCGGCACCACATGCACCCAATGGCATCCGATCCACATGTAGAGATGCGCGAATTCGCGCGTCGGGCGCAGCAGGACGCGCGGTGCACGCGGCGGGCTGAAGCAGCCCAGCGCCTCGGGTGTGACCTGCCGGATTTCTCGGCCGGTGAGGATGTCTTCGGGCTTCCAGCGCGCCAGCGCGGGCAGCATGTGGGCGGGGTAGCCGTCGAAATGGACATAGACATGCGCCCATTCGTCGGGGCCGATCTGGATGGCGATCTGCGCGCGGGTGCTCATGGCGTCGCCTCAGATCAGCTGCAGATCGACCAGCACCGCGCTGGCAGCAGCCAGTTGCGCGGTCGGCAGGTCGATCTTGAGGTGCGAGAACAGGTCCGAGCAGTCGGCCTTGATCCCGCCCTCGCGCAGCGCGGCCTCGATCACCTCCGCCAACACGCTGGGGCGGCTGCGGTCGAGGTGTTCCGGCAGCGTATCGATGTCGATGCGGATGGTGGTGGTCGCCATGGTCATGTCCCTGCCCTCCATCAGCGTTTCGTCGCGGCGGCGACGCCAGCGGCGTAGGCTGCTTCCAGCGCGGCGCGGATCGCCCAGACCGCCACATCGTGGAAATCCAGCCGGTCGCTGTTTTGCGTCTCCAGCGTCTCGATGCTGTGGAAGTGCTTCGTCGCAATCTCCAGCAGCAGGGCGTCGCTGGGGGCTGTTGCGAGGGCGGTCTTGGTGGTCATGGCGTCGTCTCCGGGGGTGAGTTGCATCGTTTTCCTTGGGCCCAGAATCGCTCTACACGGGAGTGTAATCAACTGAATACGAAGATTATTTTTTTTAACTTCAATATCTTGAGGTCCATTCAATCGCCATGGAAGGTATGTCCGAACGCGAGTATTCCGCCCATTCCGGCCTCTCGCGTGGGGCCATCCAGAAGGCACGCCGCGCCAGTCGGCTGGTGGTCTACAGCGACGGGTCGATCAACGCCGCCGCGTCCGATGTGCGGCGTGGCGAGATGACCGATCCGGACCAGCAGCGCCGTAGCACCGGCGGCGACAGCGGGTTCAGCGGTCCCGCAGACAGCTCGTCCTATCTGAAGGCCCGCACGGCGCTGACCGTCTACCAGGCGCAGGACAAGCAGCTGGGCATCCAGAAGAAGAAGGGCACGCTAGTCGACCGCGCCCGGGCGGAAGCGCTGGTCTTCCGGTTGGCCCGGCAGGAACGCGATACTTGGGTCACCTGGCCCAACAGAGTGGCAGCGCTGATGGCGGCCGAAGTGGCCTTGGGGGTGGAAAAACAAACCGGCGCGCCGGTGATCATCGAGGCCGCGATCCTGCAGAGGGTGTTGGAAGCCCATGTCAGACAGCACCTCGACGCCCTCGCTGACCTCCGAGTTTCCCTCGGCTAGCGATGATCTGACCCTCGATCTCGACCTTGGCTTTGACGGGGCCGAGGACATCCTGCGCTCCTGGCGCAAGGGGATGCGTCCCGATCCGGACTTGACCGTGTCGGAATGGGCGGATGAACATCGCTGGCTGTCGTCACGCGGTGCGGCCGAACCGGGCCGGTATCGCACAGCCCGAGCGCCCTATCTGCGCGAGATCATGGACGCGCTGTCGCCCCGCCACCCTGCGCAGCGGATCAGCTTCATGAAGGCTGCGCAGGTCGGCGCGACGGAGGCAGGCAACAACTGGATCGGCTTTGTCATTCATCATGCGCCGGGGCCGATGCTGGCGGTATTGCCATCCCTGGAACTGGCGAAGCGCACGTCACGCGGTCGGCTTGATCCGCTGATTTCGGAAAGCCCAGCGCTGCGCGAACGTGTCAACCCTGCCCGGTCGCGTGATGCTGGCAATTCGATGCTTTCGAAGGAATTCCCCGGCGGCATCCTGGTGCTGACCGGTGCCAACAGCGCCACTGGCCTGCGGTCGATGCCTGCGCGGTATATCTTTCTCGACGAGGTGGACGCCTATCCAGCTTCTGCTGATGAGGAAGGTGATCCGGTCACGCTAGCCGAAGCGCGGACCACCACCTTTTCGCACCGGCGCAAGGTTTTCATGGTCTCTACCCCGACGATCCGGGGATTGTCCCGCATCGAACGGGAGTTTGATGCCAGCGATCAGCGCCGGTATTTTGTGCCCTGCCCCCACTGCGGCGCGATGCAATGGCTGCAGTTCGAACGCCTGCGCTGGGACAAAGGACGGCCCGATACTGCCGCCTATCATTGCGAGGGCTGCGAACGCCCCATCGCCGAGCATCACAAGACGCAGATGCTGGAACGGGGCGAGTGGCGGGCAACGGCAGTGTCCGCCGATCCGCACTCGATCGGCTTCCACATCTCGGCGCTTTATTCGCCGCTGGGCTGGAAAAGCTGGCAGCAGATCGCGCGGGAATGGCTGGCGGCCCAAGGCTCGGAGGAAATGCTGCGCGTCGCGCGTAACACTCTGCTGGGCGAAACTTGGGTCGAAAGTGGCGACGCCCCTGAATGGCAGCGGCTGGCCGAACGCCGCGAAACCTATGGCGGCGTGCAAATCCCGATGGGAGGGTTGTTCCTGACCGCTGGCGTCGACGTTCAGAAGGACCGGATCGAGGTCGACGTCTGGGCCTGGGGCCGGGGTCTCGAGTCTTGGCTGGTCGATCACATCGTCATTGCCGGTGGCCCGGATGATCCGGCCTGTTGGGACAAGCTGACAGCTTTGCTTGGCCGCACATGGGCTTGCGCCAATGGTGCGATGATGGTGATCGGCAAGCTGGCCATCGACACCGGTTATGAAGCCCCGGCGGTTTACGCATGGGCGCGCAAGCAAGGGTTCGATCAGGTCGCCCCCATCAAGGGGCTGGAAGGCTTCAACCGCACGACGCCGGTGTCGGGGCCGACCTTTGTCGATGCGACGATCGGCGGCAAACGTCTGCGCCGCGGGGCACGGCTGTGGTCCGTGGCCACGGCGACCTTCAAGACCGAAACCTACCGCTTCCTGCGGTTGGAACGCCCTTCGGATGAAGACCGGGCGCTGGGCGTGCTGGATGCGCCCGGCACCGTGCACTTGCCCGACTGGATCGACACCGAATGGCTGAAGCAGCTGGTGGCCGAACAGCTGGTCACCGTGCGGAACAAGCGCGGCTATGCCCACCCTGAATGGCAAAAGATGCGCGAACGCAACGAAGCGCTCGACGCCCGCGTCTATGCCCGGGCGGCCGCGTGGATCATGGGCGCGGATCGCTGGGATGAGGCAACCTGGCGGCGGCTGGAAGCGCAGGCAGGGGTGGAAACCCGACCGGCGCCCCCGCCTGCCATCGCGACTGAACCCGTGTCGCCCACCCCGGCGAAAGCCGGAACACCGACCACGCCACGGCGCAAACGCCGGGCCTACACACCGAACTTCATGAGGGACTGAGATGGATCTGGAACGGATGCGCGCGCTTTTGGCCGCGCTGCAGGAGGCCCGGTATGCGGGCGTCCGGTCGGTAAGCTATGACGGTAAATCGATCAACTATGGCTCGGACGCTGAACTGGCGAATGCCATCAGCGATCTGGAAACCCGGATTACCACCGCCACCACCGGCACGCCGCGTCGTCGGCGCTGGGGCACCGTGGCCTCGAAGGGCCTGTGATCCATGGCGTTCGAGGCGTTCCGGCAACGTTTGGGGTCGATCATCGGCGGGTTCGACGCGGCGCAGGCCCATCGTCGCTTGCGTGGGTTCCGAGCCAGCCGCGCACATGTGAACACGCTGATCGCGGCATCGGGCGACACGATCACCGCCCGCGCCCGCTGGCTGGTCCGCAACAATGGCTATGCGGCGAATGCTGTGGAGTCCTTCGCAAGCAATGTCGTCGGCGATGGCATCAAGCCTTCGTCGACCATCGCTGACGCGGCGCTGAAGGAGCGGCTGCAGGCGCTCTGGCTGGCCTGGACCGACGATGCTGACGCCGAGGGGCTGACGGATTTCTATGGCTTGCAGCGCAGGGCGGCGCGCGAGGTCTTCCTGTCGGGCGAGGTGTTCATCCGCATCCGGCCGCGCCGGGCCGAAGACGGTCTGACCGTGCCGCTGCAACTGCAGATGCTGCCCGCCGAGATGCTGCCCCTCGACATGAACCGGACCCTGCCCGGCGCGGGGCTGATCCGTCAGGGCATCGAGTTTGACGGCATCGGCCGACGTGTTGCCTATCATTTCCTACGCCGCCACCCGGGCGATCTGACCGATCCGGGTCTATCCGGCGAAACCGTCCGCGTCCCGGCTGGCGACGTGATCCACGTATTGGACCCGGTCGAGGCCGGGCAGTTGCGCGGTGTGTCGCGCTTTGCGGCCGCCATCGTCAAGCTGTTCACCCTCGACCTTTATGACGACGCCGAGCTGGAACGGAAGAAGATCGCCGCGATGTTCGCGATGTTCATCACCTCGCCCGCCCCGGAAACGCCGCTGGAACCGACCGAGGAGGATCTTGAGGTCGAACCCGGACAGGTGGTGCGGTTGGATCCGGGTGAGGATGTGTCCACGCCTGCAACGCCAGACTCCGGCGGCACCTATGAGCCGTTCCAGTACCGTACCTTGCTGCAAATCGCTGCCGCGCTGGGCGTGCCCTATGGGTATCTGACCGGCGACACGGCCAAGGGCAACTTCTCCAACACGCGGATCGGCTTGATCGAATTCCGGCGCCGCATCTCGGCCTGGCAGCATGGCGTGCTGGTCTATCAGCTCTGCCGCGCCGTCTGGGTGCGCTGGATGGACACCGCCGTGCTGTCGGGTGCCCTCGACTTGCCGGGCTATGACAGCCAGCGGCGGCAGTATCAGGCCTGCGCCTGGTTGCCGACCAAATGGGACTGGATAGACCCGATGAAGGACGCCTCGGCCGAGATCCTGCAGATCGAAGCCGGGCTGAAATCCCGCACCCAAGCCTTGTCAGAGCGGGGATACGACGCCGAACAGGTTGATCGGGAGATCGCTGCTGAACGCAAACGCGAGGCGGCGCTGGGCCTCGATTTCCGCCGCCCGGGATCCCCGGCGCAGGGGCCGGGTGAAAGCGGCAAGACGGATGAAGATCCCAACGCAGAAAAGGACGACGAGGCCGACGACACCGGCGACGAGAAACCTGACCCTAAGGAGGGCGCATGATGCACCACGCCCAAATCGCCCAGCGTGCTTTCAACACGCCGTTGATGGTGGACCCGGCCAAGGCGCTGGCCTTCCTTTCCGGTCTTGGCCCACGCATCACCGGGCAGGAGATCACCTTCCAAGGGCTGGAATTCGACAGCGTCGATCTGCCAGTCCCAGCTGCGGAACACATCAACCCGCCTGCTCGCGCCTCTCTGTTCAGCAATGATCTCGCCCAGCGCCATCAGCGAAATGGCTCCCAGCCTTATGCCGTGGTGGATGGCATCGCCGTGATCGAAATCACAGGCACTCTCGTGCACCGGGGCGCCTGGATCGGGCAATCGTCGGGCCTGACCTCCTACGAGGGGATCGCCGCCCAGTTGCAGGCAGCTGTCGCGGATCCCGGTGTGCGCGGCATTGCGCTGGACATCGACAGCTTCGGCGGCGAGGTCGCAGGCGCTTTCGATCTGGCAGATCGCATCCGCGCCGCTCGAGCGCAAAAGCCGATCCACGCATTCGTCGCCGAACATGCGCTGTCGGCGGGCTATGTCCTCGCCAGCCAGGCCGACAGGATCATCCTGCCGCGCACCGGGGCGGTGGGCAGCATTGGCGTCGTCGCACTGCACACCGACATGAGTGGCGCCCTCGAGCAAAAGGGCATCGCCGTTACGCTGATCCACGCCGGGGCGCACAAGGTTGATGCCAACCCATACCAGCCCCTGCCCGAAGCGGTGCACGATCAGATGCAGCGCGAGTTGGAGGTGGTCCGCTTTCTCTTCGCTGAAACCGTCGCTGCCGGTCGTGGGGATCGCCTGACCCACGCCGCAGCACTGGCCACCGAAGCAGCCGTGTTCCGCGGGGCCGACGCAATCGCCGCCGGTCTGGCTGACGAGCTTGCCGATCCCGTCACCGCTTTTCACGCCTTCGCCGCCGCGCCTCGCGGCACCACTTCCTCCAGCAGAAAGGGTCCACAGATGACCACCACGCCCACCAACACACCGAACCCAGCCCCGGTTGCCGCTCCTCCTGATGCATCACCTGCGGTCGCGGCCGCGCCAGACGCACCGGCTGCGGCGGCCGATGCTGCGCCCAGCGCCATGACCGCCGACGCCGTCCGCGCCGAGGCGGCCGAGGTTGCGCAGATCTGCGCGCAGGCCGCCCGGCTCGGTGTGACCATCGACGCGGCCGACGCGGTCAGCAAGGGTCTGAAGCCCGAGGCCCTGCGCGCCCGAGTTCTGGCCGATCTTGCCGCCCGTAGCGACGCGGCAGGCATCATTGCCACCGCCCCGGCTGCGGCTTCGAAGGAAAGCCCCATCGTGGCCGCTGCCAAGAAAACTGCGACCGATGCCAAGCGCTGAACCAGCGCCCCTTCCCCGTCCCCCAAACCATGGAGACTGACCAATGCCCGTCCTGACGGAACAGCCCAGCATGGGCGATGTCCTCAAATATGAGGTCAACCCGAACTACACCCGCGAGGTGATCACCCTGCTGCAAGGCCAGCCTTACCCGGTCGGTTCGGTGCTGGGCAAGATCACCGCCAGTGGCAAATACAAGCTGGCCACCAGTGGCGGCAGCGACGGCGCACAGACAGCGACCGCCGTGCTGCTTTATGCGGTCGATGCCACGCTGGCCGATGCCGTCGGCATTGTCGTCGCGCGCGGCCCCTCGATCGTCTCGCGCGCAGGCCTCGCCTATGACGCCACCGTCGATGACGGCGCGAAGATCACCACCAAGATCGGCCAGCTGGCCGCCGTCGGCATCATCGCCCGCGACGGCGTCTGACCCCGTTTCCCCCTTATCCCCCGGAGCACCCCATGACCCTTGTCCGCAATCCCTTTGACGCTGGCGGTTACTCGCTGGCCGAGATGACGCAGGCCATCAACATCCTGCCCAACCTCTACACCCGCCTCGGCCAGATCGGCCTTTTCCGCTTCGAAGGTGTCACCCAACGCTCGGTGATCATCGAGCAATACGAGGGCGTGCTGAACCTGCTGCCCTCTGTCCCTCTCGGCGGCCCCTCCACTGTCGGCACGCGCGAGGGGCGCTCGATGCGCAGCTTCGCCCTGCCGTGGATCCCGCATGACGACGTCATTCTGCCGGGTGACATTCAGGGCCAGCCCGCGCTGGGCGTCTTCGATGGTGCCGACCCGTTGGTCGAGGTGATGAACCGCAAGCTGCAGCTGATGCGGCGCAAGCACGCCCAGACCCGCGAATACATGGAGATGAACGCCCTGCGCGGGATCGTGAAGGACGGGGCTGGCACCACCCTCTACAACTACTTCACCGAATTTGGCCTCGCGCAAATCTCGGTCGACTTCGTCCTCGGCACGGCAGGCACCAACGTGCAGGGCAAGGTGCGCGAGGTCTTGCGGGCGATGGAGGACAACCTCCTTGGCGAAAGCATGTCGGACGTGCACGCCCTCGTCAGCCGGGAGTTCTTCGACAAGCTAATCGCGCATCCCAAGACCGAGGAAGCCTACAAGTTCTATGCCGCCACCGGGGCGCAGCCCTTGCGCCAGGACGTGCGCCGGAACTTCCCCTTCGCGGGCATCGTGTTCGAGGAGTATGCAGGCACCGTCACCCTCTCAACCAAGGCGACCGAACGGCTGGTTCCAGCCAGCGAAGGCATCGCCTTCCCGCTGGGCACGATGGACACCTTCACCACCTATGGCGGCCCCGCCAACCTGCTCGAGGCGGCGAACACAATGGGCCTGCCGCTCTACGCCCGCCAGCACCTCGACGAAAAAGGGCGCTGGATCGACCTGATGACGGAAGCCTCGATACTGCCGGTCAACAAGCGGCCGCGCATCGCGATCCGTATCCACACCTCGAACTGACGGCTCCGACATGAATGCCTTCGCCGCCGCCATGGACCGCATTTATGCCAACCCGTCCATGGCGGTGGCCGCAGTCTGGATTTCCGCCACGACGTCCGAGGAACGCCCGATCCGCATCATCCGACGTGCTCCGGACCGCATCACCGAATTCGGGGCTGGGCGGTTTGTCAGCGACACCACGATGGTCGACGTCCGCGTGTCCGACCTGCCCGATCCCCACCCCGGCGATCTGATCGTGATCGACGCCGACAGCTTCACCATTCAGGGCGAACCCACCCGCGACCGCGAGCGCTTGATCTGGTCGCTGGACTTGCGACCATCATGAGATTGAAAATCGCGATCGACCCCGACCTCGTTGCGCTGATGCAGGCCGAAATCGCCGCTGGGGAAAAGGCAGTGTCGGCGGCGATGCGCGAGGCAGGCACCTCCCTGAAATCCGCTTGGCGCGGTCAGATCACCGGCGCTGGCCTTGGCACTCGGCTCGGCAACAGCATCCGCCTCGCGAGCTTCCCGAAATCCGGCGACAGCCTGAACGCCGCCGCTCTGGTTTGGTCTAACGCCCCGGTCATCATCGGCGCGCATGATACCGGGCCGCTGATCCGGTCGAAGGATGGGTTCTGGCTGGCCATCCCCACTCCGGCCGCCGGAAAGAGCACCAAGGGCGGCCGGATCACCCCCAGCGAATGGGAACGCCGCACTGGCCTGCGTCTGCGGTTCATCTATCGCCGCCGGGGGCCGAGCCTGCTGGTTGCCGAAGGACGGTTGAATTCGAAAGGTCGGGCAGTGGCTTCCAAATCGAAGACCGGACGCGGCGTGGCGACCGCCCCGATCTTCCTGCTGGTGCCGCAGGTCAAGTTGCGAAAGCGGCTGGATCTGGCGCGAGATGCAGAGCGGGCGCTCGACAGCACAGTCGACAAAGTCATACAACGATGGTGATGCAACAATAATCTAGGTAATGCTCAAGGTCGACGTTCACGACCGCGGCCAGGAGAACAACGAAGATGCGATACCGGAAGTACATGCTAATTGTCGACTTCGTTGGGATTATGGCCGCAATTTCAATACTCGGATACCTCTTCTTACCTTTCGAATTTCGACCATTGGGGCGTGCTGATGACTTTTGGGGGAACGCATCGGCAGAGCTAGCCGGAATCTGGATTTCCGTTAGGTTAATTGAGTGGGCACTGCGCCAAAACGACCTAAACTTGAAGGTACGCGTGCGAAGCGTGCGGAGCATGCGTATGCTCGTTAATCAGTTGATGCACTTTCTTGATACTGGCTTCATTGGCCCACTTCGTCGTCTCGACTTTGAAATCAACTGGTGCAAGCAAAGACTGCCAAGCCGCCTAAAGCATCTTAAGCCCGACGAAATCAGTGACGTTCTCGCCTTTTATGATGCGCTCGACGACGTCAGATTGATGATCCCACGTCTACATGAATACAAAGAACGAGATGAAGCCTTTATCGAAGTGCTGCGCAGCGCTGAGTTCCAAAACAAGCTGAATCGCTTGGCGGAGCTAAGGGACCGCGCAGAGAACAATATTCTTGAGGAAACCGATGAAGACGAGGGCATGGGGACCTGATCAATCTTGAAGACGACGCTGTGGACCAGTCTCAACATCCCACCTGCATCTTGAGGGAGTTTTTCAGCTTCCATGCCCACCACCCGAGAACTCGTCCTCGCCGCGCTGCACGCGCGGCTACTTCCACTTGCCGCCCCTGTGCTGAGAGATGAAATTCTCCCCGAGCGGATCCCGGCGGCAGGGCTGATCATCCTGCGCGACGGCCAGCCGGGCGAACCGGACGTGACGCTGTCGCCCCTGCGCTACTATTACCAACACCGGGTCGAGCTGGAGGTTGTCGTCCAGGCCCCGAATGGCCGGGCCAGCGCCTTCGACTCCCTAATCGCCACCATCGGCACCGCCCTTGAGGCCGACCGCACGTTGGGCGGCCTCTGCGACTGGGTCGAACCCGAGGCCCCAGCCTCGGTCGATCTGCCCATCGAGGGCGCGGCGGCGCTGAAAGCAGCGATCATCACCGTCGTGTTGCACTACACCACCACGGGCCCCTTGGCCTGACCATCCCAACATAAAGGAGACCCCCATGGCACGTGCGCAAGGCGCGCGGGCGCAGATGGCGCTTGCGTATGAGACGGTTTACGGCACCCCGCCGGTGAGTGGGTTCCGCCTGATGCCCTTTGCCCGGACCACGCTCGGCTCGGAACAGCCGCTGCTGGAATCCGAACTGCTGGGCTATGGCCGCGATCCGCTGGCCCCGATCAAGGACGCCGTCACCGCCGACGGCGAGGTGGTGATCCCCATTGATGTCGAGGCATTCGGGTTCTGGCTGAAGGCGGCTTTTGGTCAGCCGGTCACCAGCGGCACGACGCCCAAGACCCACACTTTTCAGTCGGGCAACTGGACCTTGCCCAGCATGGCGATTGAAACTGCCATGCCCGAGGTGCCCCGCTTTGCCATGTATTCCGGTTGCGTGCTGGATCAGCTGACCTGGCAGATGCAGCGGTCGGGACTGCTGACAGCGACTGCCCGGCTGGTCGCTCAAGGCGAAACCATCGCCGCCGCAACCGCAGCTGGCACGCCCACCGGGCTGGCCCTTCAGCGTTTCGGCCATTTCAACGGCACGGTGAAAAGGAATGGCTCGGCCTTGGGCAATGTGGTTTCAGCCGAGATCACCTATTCCAACAACCTCGACCGGATCGAGACCATCCGTGGCGATGGTCGAATCGATGGCGCCGACCCGGCCATGGCCGCCCTGTCGGGCCGGATCGAGGTGCGGTTTTCCGATACGGCGCTGATCACCCAAGCCATCGACGGCGCGCCCTGCGAGCTGGAGTTCAACTACAGCCTTGGGGCCAACGCCAGCTTCACCTTCACCGCCCATGCCGTCTATCTGCCCCGCCCGCGCATCGAGATCGCCGGGCCGCAAGGTGTGCAGGCGACGTTCGACTGGATGGCCGCCAAGGCCACCAGTCCCGCCCGCATGTGCACAGCCGTTCTCGTCAACACTCTTGCAGGATACTGATCATGATCCGACTGAACCTGACCGCCACGCCACAATGGCTGGACCTCGCTCCGGGCCTGCGCCTGCTCGTCGGCCCGTTGACCACCGCTTTGATGGTCTCGGCGCGCGCCGATCCGGCCATCGAGGCCCTCGCCGACGGTGCCAGTCAGGAGGCGCTGGCGCTCGCGATGGCCAAGGCCGTCGCCCGCCGTGCTGTGCTGGATTGGCAGGGCGTCGGCGATGACGCGGGCAATATCGTGCCCGTCACCCCCGAGGGCATCGACGCCCTGCTGGAAATCTGGCCGGTGTTTGAAGCTTTCCAGAACCAATACGTCGCGAAGGGTCTGATCCTGGACTCCGAAAAAAACGTCTCCGCGCCCTCGCCGACTGGTCCTTTTGCGGTGGCGACCGGTACTGTGCGGCCTGCCAAGTTGCCTGCCCCGACTGCCCTGCAAGACTGAACCGACCCCAAACGCCGGAAGGCTGGCAAGTCTGGGATCTGGTCGGTCGCCTCGGTGGTCAGTTGCGCGTGATCCCCGGCGCGGTTCTCGGCTGGGATATGGGCGCGGCGCTTGCGATCGCTCGCGCCCTCGGGATCGACACCCTGATCGCCGCCGAACTGCTGCCCGAGATCGAGGCGGTCATGGTGCGCAAGCTGAACGAACAGATGGAAGGAGGCCGCGATGGCTGAAAAACGGGTCAGTGTCCGCCTCGTCGCGGAGGGCGGCCGCCAGGTGCGCGCCGAGCTGGAAGGCATCGGCGATGCCGGGGCGCGCGGCTTTGACCGCCTCTCGACCGAGATGGAACTGGCCAACACCCGCCTTGCCAGCTTTGCCCGAAAGGCCGGGATCGCGCTGGCGGCGGTGACGGTTGCGGCGGCCGCTGCTGGCGTGGCTATGGTTCGATCCGGATTGGAAACCATCGGCGCGCAAGCCGATATGGCCGCGTCTTTGAAAACCACGGTCGAAAGCCTGCAGTTGCTGACGTGGGCTGGCGAGTTGGCAGGTGTGTCAATGGGCGAGATCGAACAGGCCACGAAGAAGCTGACCACCCGGCTGTCGGAAGCGGCCGCCGGATCGGGATCGGCGGTCGGGGCCTTGGAGCGGCTGAACCTGACTGCTTCCGAACTGCAGGCCCTCCCCCTCGACCAGCGCATCGTCGCCATTCAGGAAGCCTTGAACCGGTTTGTCCCCGAGGCCGAACGCGCCGCCGTGGCCTCCGACCTCTTCGGTGACAAAGCAGCGCTGGCGTTCTTGCGCATTGATCCGGCTACCTTGCGCGAGGCGGCGCAGGATGTGCGCGATTTCGGGGTGGCGGTCAGCGCCAGCGATGCGGCCCAGATCGAACGCACCGGCGATGCCATCGCCAACACGCTGGCCGACATGGCCCGCAGCACCGGGCCAATCGGCATCGCGATCAACGCCCTCTTCGACAATATCGGTCGGCTGACCACCTACGCCGCAACCTTTGCCACACTGATGGCAGGGCGCTGGGTCGCGGGATTGGCAGCGGCAGCGCTGTCCGTGCGCGGGCTAGCCACCGGCCTAGTTATACTACGCGGTGCGCTGATCCGCACCGGCATCGGCGCGTTGATCGTCGGCGCAGGCGAGTTGGTATTCCAGTTCACTCGGCTCGTCGCAGGCGCGGGCGGATTTGGCGCGGCGATTGGCCTGCTCAAGGATCTGGCGCTGGAGGTCTGGGACCGCATTGGCCTTGGCGCGGCCTCTGCCTGGTCGAAAATCGAGGCCAGTTGGGCAGGGCTGCAGACCACGATCTATGACGCGATGCAATCCTCAGTCGAGGCCGTGACCAGCTTCGGCAATTCGGCGGCTGGCATCTTCAAAGGTGCTTACGATGCGGTGAAGGCGATCTGGGGCCAGCTACCCGGTGCGATTGGGGATTTCGCGTTCCAGGCAGCCAACGGGTTGATCGGCGGTGTCGAGGCCATGCTGAACGGCGTCGTCACCCGGATCAACAACTTCATCAACGGTCTGAACGCCGCGCTGGACCTCCTGCCCGATTGGGCCGTCGGCGAAGGCGGTGTACGGATCGGCACGCTGGATCCAGTCGCGCTGGGCCGGATCGACAATCCCTTCGCGGGTTCTGCAGCTGCGGCCGGGACTGCTGCCGCTGACGCCTTCTCGGCCGCGATGGCGCAAACCTATGTGACGACGCCCGATCTGGGGCTGACCGGGATGGCGGAAGAAGCCACCGCCCGTGCAGAGGCATATCGCGAAGCTTCCGGCATGTTGGCCGATGCCGCCGCCCGTCCGATGCAGAGCTGGCAGGCGCTGAAGGATGCCGTCGCGGGGGCCGGAACGGAAGGTGAGGCCGCATTGGACGGGGCCGCGGATGCCGCCGACCGGCTGGACGAGTCCGTGACAGAAGCCGGGCGCGCTGCCGGTGGGGCCGGTGCAGCGGCTGCGGCGGGTGCCGAAGTGGCCAAGACAGGATGGGAAGCGGCCGTGGCCACGCTCGCCGACTACGCCACCAAGGCGCGCGACATCGGAGGCGATGTCGGCAATGCGCTGGTCTCTGCCTTCACCTCGGCCGAAAATGCAGTGGGCGAGTTCGTGAAAACCGGCAAGCTGGATTTCCGCGACCTGGTCACGTCGATGATTGCGGATCTGGCCAAGCTGGCGGCGCGACGCTTCATCCTCGGACCCATTGCGAATGCTTTGTCGGGG